AAGAACCAGCTCCTTTTGATAAATCCGCAATAGCGTTGGTACTATAAGCCGTTAAAGAAGGAAAAGGTTTATAACTCCTAGCTGCAAAATAAACATTCTTTGCTGTATTTGCACCAGGGTTCATAAATTTAGGTTGATCTGGTAGCCATTCTCCGAAAGGTAATTGCATTATTTCCTCTAAGTATTGTTTGATATAACAGTAGTTCTATCTACAAAAGGTGAACGAACCGTAACATCGGATCTAGCCTGTAAAGGTGTTCCACTCCAAGCATCTTCTTTATCGTTTCTTTCTAATCGTTCCATGTTAGTTGCATAAAGCTGAGACCAATTTTGTAATTTAGAAGGTTCTATACCCCCTAAAAAATTAGCCGCATGATAAAGCGATCCATACAAATAAATGCCTGGATGATTAGTTAAAATGTAATTGGTTGTTGTTGAGTCGGACAAAGCATCTATCGCTTTATAATAATTAATGGTTGAAGTGTAGGTTCCGTCTGGTGTAGGTGCGAATCTAAAGTTATCTCCTAATATTGTATAAACACTAGGTCTTCCAGAGGTACTTCCCCCTTTAATTTGATCCATTTGTGTTGGAGCCATGTAGGTTAAAGAATATTTTGCCGATCCAGAAACAATATAAAAATCTCTGACCTGTAAAAATCCTGTGGGTAATGTTTCTAATTCAGAATCAATAGTAAAAGAAGTATCAGAAGTAAGCATCTTTCTAATTCTTAATTTAGAATTATATTCTGATTCAACTAATTTAATAAAATCATCAGAAATCTCATCGGTTAAATCAGAACGATTTAGCCAGTTCGCTATGGATGTTTTTAATTCTGCGTAAGTTGATAGTGCCATTATATATTTCCCTTATATATTTTCAGAATAATAAAGTGCATTTTTTTCTTTGTCAGTAAGTTCGTTAAAAAGTTTTCCAAATCGTTTTAAAGCTAATTTGTCATCTCCTGATAAACCAGCAGTTCTTACATGACTATCCATTTCATTTACTGTTTCTTCTTCTTTTTTAGTTAGACCTCTTTTTGATTTTAGTGCCATTATATGCTCCTTCTTAATCTTCTTAGTGTTAAGGCCAGTCTAGCCCTTTTTCCTAACTTGCCACCTTTCTTAGAGGCTGCCTTTAGTTTCTTTAGGGGAATCTTTTGTCCTTTTTTAATCTTTAAAGATTTCCTTAAAGCTCCAGGCTTTTTAATTGCTTTTTGAATCCAATTCTTTTTAGCCATTATATATTTCCTGGTGCAGTTTTAAAGTATTGATATTCGTTGCTATTCAATTTCTTTTTTAAAATTTTGTTTTGAGTTTCTTTAGGTAAACGAAACCAATTATTATCACCTGTTTCTTCCTTTGCCCAAATTTGCAACGCTAAAGTAGGAACGGAAGCTACCCTTTTCCAAGCTCTACTTTTGGAATAGCCATCGTTATGATTATAAAGTTCTTTATTGTGTTTAAGGTGGGGATTAATATTTTGTTCTTCTTTAACGGCAATTTTCTTTTCCATTTCATCTTTAATGAAAGTAGTTTTGTTTAAACCGTCTACTTGTGTTTCTTGTTTCATCTACCTTGACCTCTATATTTTTTTTTCTTTGGTATTCTCTTGGAATACGACTTTGTATGACGACCTGGCCGCTTCTTCCTAGTGTGCTTTACATGAACATAACCATAAGCTCTAGGTTTAGCCATTAAGACATTTCAGTAGCGTACAAATCTCCAGAACCAATAAAAGCCACTTTATCACCAGGTGCAACTTTAAATACTTCTATTTGCCCTGCTGGTAAATAAATATCACTATTTGTTGCGGTAGGCGAAGAAGCAAATACAATATGCCCTGCGGCACTTGCAACCACTCTTACAAAAATTGTAGCGTCATCAAAAGCTGTGCTTGAAGCCGCACTAGAACCTGAAGAAGTTACTTTATGTGTTGTTCCTGCGTATAATCCGTAATTATAAGCCATTTATTTTTTTCTCCTGTTTAATTTAAAGGGGGTAGAAAAACCGCTAGGTCAGAGCCACCCCCAATATTGTTTATACTATTTTTAAATAACAAATACTATCTTCTAATAACAAATGTTACATAAAGTACGATTGCATTGGTTGAAGCACCATCGGTAATCATTTCAATAGTTCCATCTTCCGAAACTGTGTTTGCCGCAGTTGGTTCGGATGTATCTACATCTCCAGCAGCAGAACCAGAATAAGCAACCGTAATTGCTGAATCGGTCATAGCTGTTCCGCCAATTTCAAAAGTAATTGCTCCATTTGCTGTAGCAATCGTTCCTTGAAGTGCCGTTATGATTTTGATGACTCTACCACCATCAGGTATTCCAACAAATGTTGAAGATGCTGTGCTGATGTCTGCAATCTTTGCAGTTATAAAATAGTCATTAAGTGTTCTCATGTTTTTATCCTCATTGTTCCGCCCTTAATCTAATCTCAGGACTTCAATGTTAATATAAATGCAAGGGGAGCAGATTTTTTAGATTACCCCCCTCACACTGTTAAGTATTACGAAGTAGTTACGTCTGTAACCAATCCGCTTGATAGTTCATTCTTCGCTTCAAGAGTATATTCAGCTACCAAAAATCTTTGTGTTGCATCAGCAGTCTGAGCAGGATTTTGGAGTTTGAAATCTCTCAAGAACGACACTGCCCAGAAATCCATTTCTAGTAAGTGAACATCTTGTCCTCTTTTAGCGGAAGTTGAATTAGCTTTTCTAATCCAACGATTCGGAATAACTTGCATTGTTCCGAAGTCAGATTCGTAAACATCAATAGAAGTCATTAATCTTCTATCTTCTGCTTTGTCGAATCTAGTTGCTCCACCTGTAAAGAAGGATAGTTTTTGTTTATTGAAACCATTAAGCATGATTACATTAGGGTTTCCGCCACTGTCCCAAGTAGTCTTCAAAGCTGAACGCAGTAAAGTTTCTGTGAACGCCCTTTGAGTTCCATCGGTTCTAATAGCACCACCCCCAGATCCAGAACCACCAGTTCCAGCAGAGACGTTAGTTGAATACCAAGTTGGTAATCCTCCTAAATATCTTGTTGGTGAACCTGAAGTTCCAGCCGCAGCCGCCACATTAGCTAAAAGAGCATTTTCCATATCTCTTTTTAGTTCTTTTGCGGATTTTGCCACCTGGTATGCTAACTCTGTATTTCTTCCAGCTAAATTCACAGCGTCATCTGTTCCAGACACTTGACAAGCCTTTGAAGAAATTTGAGTATAGTTACTGACTTTGGTAGATGAAGTAAGCGTAGGATATGAAATCGAAGCTCCTTCGGCTTTCGCATTAGCAGCCACAGCAGTTAGAGTATCTGTTTGCCATGAGTGTGTAGTGTTAGTCGCTTTGTTCTTACCAACGCCCGACATAAAGGGAGTATCTGCTGGTGAAATATTATAAATAATATCCGCCAAGTCCTCTCTTATGCCTGTTGTATCATAAGATAATAATACAGCCATTTGTTTTCTCCTTAGTTGGTTGTTACATATATTTCGTCAAAAGATCAACGGCATCTTTAGGATTACCAGTTTTTCTCAGACGACTAATTTTATCCAACCTTATTTTACTCATTTTTTCATCTTTATTAACTTTAACGCCTGGCTTGACCACTTGAGTAGGTTTAACAATTTTTTTAGCCAAATTTGGTTTCGGCCTATTTATATTGTTACGATGGGTCATCCCATCTAAAACCACATCAAATATACGACTATCATAAATTCCAGCAATTTCTTTATCTGAGAAACCTCTTTCCACCATGTAGTTTCGTAAGTTTGTTTGTAAGGTAGCTCCCTTAATGGGATCACCAAAATCAGGATGTTTTAATCTCACCTTCATTTGTTCTTCCCTTAAAACACTTTGAAACTGCTCTTGTTGTTGAGTTCTTAGCTTTCTTTGAGCTTGTGCGATTGTTTCTTTTTTTCGCCTTATTTTTCTCTCAATTTTAGCAGCTTCATTTGGGTCTTCCTCAAATAGCTTGTCTAATTCTTTTGAATTAAGTTCGCTACTTGCTTCAGCGTTTAAAGTCGCTGTTAGATTATTCAAATTTTCTAATTTAGTTGAATAGTCTTTTGTAAGACGATCTTTGTCAGAAGTTAATTGCCTTCTTTCGATAGCTAATTCTTCTGTCTTGCGTCTATAATCGGCATCTTTTTGATAACCTGCTTTTAGTTCATCAAGGTTTACGTCAATCTTTTCACCGTTCACTGTTACCTGGTAAAGACTGGTATCTTGAGTTTCTTCAGCGTTTTCCGCTTCGGATGCTTTTACTTGATCTTCAACTTTCTGAATTTCTTTTTCAGATTGAGTTTCGGATTGTGGCTGTTCTTCAGTTTTTGTTTCGGTAGCTTCCTGGGTAGGTTTGGCTTCCTCTGTTTTTTTCTTTTGAACAACCTTGTCTGCTTTTGCTTTTTGAGTTTGTGTAGTTGTCGGTAAATTAATTTTACCCTGATCTAACAATGTCTCAACTGCATTGGCAGCACCTTGCACTGTCTTTGGAGACAGTAATGGATTTACGTCAGACATAAATGCCCTCCTGTGTTTAAGCTCCCTATTGAGGGTTGGCTTATTCTAACCTTGATGATTAGAATTTCTTTTCTTTGGATTTCTGGAAGTCTTCGATTTGTTTTTCTGCCAACTTTCCAGTTTCAAGAATTTCTTTAAAATGTTGCTCTACCTTTTTTAAAACTTGATAGGCTAACCAATATTTTTCCCTAGCTTCGCTTTCTCTAACCGCAGTTCGATCTAGCAAAGCCTCAGAATAAATTTTTTTAAGTATCTCAAACGAATCTTGAAAAAGTTTATTCTCCAATATTTGTTTGGCTTGAGATGATCTGCTCAACTCCTTGAGTCGCTTGTCTTGGTCTCTGCTGTCCATTTATATTTTCAAAACGCTTATTGAACATACTAGCACTTTTTTCTGCTTGTTCAAGGTTTTTTGATCTTTGAGCAATAATAACTCTGTCTAATTCGGCATCGGCTTTTAATTTAGCGGTATCTAATTGAGTATTGTATTTTAAAGCCATGTCTTTAATTTTTGCTTCAAAGTCTAACAGTTGGGCTTGATGATCTAATTCTGCTTCCTTACTTCGCAAGTCCAAATCAGCAAGTTTTCTCTTATTTTCCGCATCAATTCTAGCCATTTCAATTTTTTCTATAGGAGAAACAGGAGGAGGTGGAGGGGGTGTTACCATCTGTTGTCCCTTAACAGGATCAACAAAATAACTTTCCACTGTTTGTAATCCAGCATTTTCGACCACTTTCGCCAAGGTATTATATATATTTTTCATCGTTACCATAGGATAGTCTCTATGCCCTTGGAGTTCAAAAGCCTGTAATTGTTTTTGT